CGCTGCCCCAACCGCCCTCGCCGTCCCGACCGTTGTTCAAGACAGAGGGGCTTGTTGCCTCCATTGTACCGCTGTTTTCTACGGGCTGCAAGGTTGTTTCGGCTTCATTTGTGGTCGTTGCGGAATTTGCAACAGCCACCGCCTGGGCGTCGTTCATGCCAGCCACAAAAGCGGCAAAGCGATTGGCGGTGGGTAAGTTCTCGGTTTTCGGCAATCTGTTCTCGATCTGGGAGCCGGTCAGCCGCTGGATTTCCTGGGGGTCTGCCTGCTTGCCCAGGTTGTAGAGCATGGCAAAATCCTTATAGATCGCCGGGACGTTACCGCCCAGCTCCTCCGTAGCAGTTAAAAAGGCTTTCTGGCCCCTCTCGCCCAGCGTGGCCGCCAGCTGCGCCGTGTCCTCTGCGGCGCTCTGTGCCGCGTTCTCTGCCGCCTGGGGCGCGTGGGTGTCCGTGGACGGAGAAGCCGCTGCAGGTGCCGCCTGACGGCTTGCAAGGCCCTTAATGGTGGCCTTAACCTGTCCCAGAGGGGCGTCGGTGTTGATTTCCTGTCCGGCAACACTTTCCAAAACGGAAACAGCTGCCTCGTTACCGGCGATCGCGCCCGCTTGGTTGCCGCTGATCTCCTGGCCGTTGATAACGGCTGCCATGCCGTCGGCCAGCGCCTCGGCCTCCGCAGGATCCACGCCAGCCTCCACCAGCTGCGCAGCAATGTCCTCGGCCGTAGCCTGCTCGGTCTGGCCGGGAACAGAGGGGGCGCGGGCAGCGCCTGCAATCTCGCCGCTTTCCAAAACGCCGGTGGACAGAGCGGTGACAATGGCGGTATATGCCATGTCCTCGAACGTGGGCGCATGGTACTCCTCGTCCAGAACCAGGCTTGCAAAGACCGGCTCCAGCCACAGCTGCAGCTCCTCCTCGGTGATCTCGCTGCCGATGCGCACAGCGCCGGTCAGCGCTACGCGGGCAAGGGCGTTGTCGATAGCCCCGACCTTTGCCAGGATAATATCGTCGGTCACACCGCCCAGCGCACCGATACCGCCCAGCAGGTACTGCAGGCCGCCCTCGGCCGCGCCAACCAGCGTAGAGTAGGTGCGAGCCTGGCTCTTGCTGTATCCCTCGTCCAGCTTCTGCGCATAGGCATTACCGGCAGAGGATACGCCCATCGTCGTAGCGGCTGCGCCGCTTGCCAGGGCAGCAGGAGCGCCCATGCCGGCGGTGACGGCGGATACCAGGATAGAGGGGGCCATGTTGCCAACAATGGTCGTGGCGTCGTATGCCATCTGCCCCAGGGAGCCGCCCGCCACTTCCGGGCCGGTGCGTTTCAGATCCTCGCGGATATAGGCAGATCCGTACTGCGTTGCAGACGTGGGGCGCTTATCGCCGGTGAAGAACTGCTTTGCGCCGCCTGCAAACTGATCCAGGCCCGCGCCGAAGCCGTAAAGCCCGGTCATAAGGGTGCGGCCGATATCGCTGTCGATCCCGCGCACGTTCCGGCCCTGGGCGGTACCGAAGCGGTAATTGAGGGTTTCTTCCAGGTAGTCCAGGTACTCCTGCGCCGCCTCCTGGCCCTCTTTCGCCAGCAGGTAATTGTAAATGCCCACTTCATCGTTGGTCATGTAGTGGTACAGGCTCCGCCCGGTCATTTGGCTGTTGTTGGCCTCGCCCATAGCGATCTGCTCCCAGTTGTCGCGGGAGTAGGTGACGATGTTCTGCGGGGTTTCTCCGCCGAAGTGACGCCCGAAGATCGTCACGCCCTTTTCTACGTCGGACAGGGACGGGTTTTCCAGGGCCGCGCCCTGGGCTGCGTATTTCGCATAGTCCTCGGCGTCGGTATATCCCTGATAGCGCAGGCCGGTCTGCAGCTGCTGCGCCTCGTTGAGATCCTTTTGCTGGGCCTGTACCTGGGCAAGGATCTCCTCATACTCCGCGTTCGCCTTGTTGGCGGCCTCCTGGGCTGCCTGGCGGTTTGTCGTCCCGCCACGACGCAGAGAGGCGCTGCGCTGTGCGTTTGCGTCACGTCTGGCCTTGTCGGCTGCGTCCAGCGCCGCCTGCAGCTCCTCCAGGGCACTCTGCCCGGCGGCCACGTCGTAGTTGGCGAGGTAGTTGTGGCGCTCCGCCTGGGCCAGCAGGCCGTTATACTCCTCCTCGTCGGCAAAGCCGCTCCAGTAGCGTTCCTCGTCAAAGAGGGCGTCGCGGGATCCGTTGAGGTATTCAATCAGGCCCTCCACGTCGGCCAGATAGTCGGCACCGGCGGTACCGCTCTCGGACAGGCGATCGTAGGCTCCGGCGTTCTGCTTCCAGTAGTCCCGGTATGTATAAGCCTCTTTCAGCAGGTCGCCCGCCTCTCGGTTCTTGGTGTCAAAGTAGCTGCCGAATGCAGTCTTGTCCTGAAACTGGCCGCTGCGCTTTTCGGCGTCGGCGGCGATCGCGTCGCTGTACTTTACCACCTTGTCCCGGAAAGACTGGTACCCGGCAGCCTTTTCGCTGGCCCCGCCGTTCTGCAGCGCCCGGCTCTGCGCATAGTCACGCACAGAGAAACCGCCGCCGTTATTCTTCGGAGCCTGGGGGGCGGCAGTTGCCGCCGCCCCTGTTTCTTTCTTCTTTTTCGCTGCGTATTCTGCAACATTGAAGCCCATAGTCGCGCCTCCTTATCAGTTCGGCTTGTATTTCTCCCACATCTTCGCCAGGTAGTCCTGGTAGTTGGCGTAGCCCTGCGTGCGGCCGGTGCCGCTGGCCCGCTTAAACTCACTCTCCGTCATAATGCCGGGGTAGCCAGTCTTTGTGGAAAACTCCTCGTAGGTGGTGGGCACGCTCACGGTGTTTCCGGTGTCGCCGACGTCACCGCCGAGATCTACCATGAAGATGTTATAGGCCTCGTCCTCGGTGATGTAGCCGCCGTCAACCATGCGGTTCAGGTAGGCCTCTGCATCTTCGGGGTCGTCATAGCCCATAGCGTTCTTCCTGACGTCGGAGTAGCGGTCGCTCTCCTGGGGGCCGCCGTCGCCGCTGCCGTTGCCCTTGGCCTTTGCCGCCTCGGCCGCCTGGTTCTGCTTGTACTTGGCCTCCATAGCGTTCAGCTCGGAGGTCGTGTACCCGCTGGCGGTAATCAGTTTGGCGTCCAGCTCGCCCACGCTGCCGCCCTGGTTCACCAGGTAATCGTAAATGCGGTTCTGCGCCTCGGAACGGGCGGTCTGTTCCTTGCTGTACTGGGCGTTCTGCTTGTCGGTCTGGTAGCCCATCATCTGATTGATGATATCGAGAGCGTAGCTGCTCTGCTGGTTCTGCTGGTTCAGCCGATCGAGGTACCGGGCGTACTCCTGCTGTCCGTACTCCTGGGCCAGCTGCGCGTTTTCAATGAGATCTCCGCGCTCACCGGCAAACATCATGCGGGCCGCGTCCTCCAGCTGCGCCATGTAGTCGTTGTACTGCTGATTGGCTGCGGTGGTCGCGTAGGAGCTTGCAAGGCCGCCGGTGCGGCTTGCGATCTGTCCCAGCACGTCCTGCATCGTCAGTTTGCCCTGGTGGCCGTAGCGATCGGCGAGGGCCTTATACTGGTCGCTCTGCGCCCAGTCGTCGTAGTTCATGTCGATAGCTTTCTGCAGCAGCGCCTTGTAGGTTTCGTCACCCCAGCCGCCGCTGTAAGACTGCACCGGGCGGGAGATCTGCTGCTGCAGGTCGCCCAACATGGCATACAGAGCCTCCAGCTCGTCCTGCTGCTGGCTGTTCTGCGGGCCGCCGTACTGCTCCACCAGCTCGTTATAGATCTGCATACTGGTCTTACCGTAGTTGGTACCCAGGGAGCCGGTCACGATATCGCGGTTTGCCAGAGCCTCCAGAACCATGTCCCAGTCACCGGCGGCAGCTGCGTCCGCAGCGTCCTGGTGGTAGTTGCCGCTCTGGTAGGTGGTGCCGGTGTAGTCGCGGGTACCGCCGCCGGAAGAAGAACCGCCAGAAGATCCGCCGCTGCTGCCTCCGCTCGTTGTGGTGCCTTTGTTGCTGGTACCGAACAGGCTGCCCTGGGTCTGCGGACCGGCCATGCCGTCAACGGTCAGGCCGTGGTCTTTTTGATACTGGGTGACGGCCGCCTGCGTCGCAGGGCCGTAGCTTCCGTCCACGCCGGAGCTGCCGATATCATAACCGGCATTTACCAGGGCCTGCTGCAGCTCCTTGACGCTATCGCCTTTCGATCCTCGTACAAGTGCCATTTTTATTTACCTCCGTTTCGTTGTTATGTGGTGGACGGGGCTTCCAAAGCGGAAACGCGCTCGTCCAGAGCATGCAGCGCGTCGTCGATAGCCTCCAGCCGTTCCGTAACGGAGGCCAGCTCTCTCTGCAGGGAAGTGATGTTACCGGCAATGCCGTTCACCGTACTGGTGAGGGCTGCCAGCTGCTGGGACTGTGCCTGATAGAGGATATAGATCTCTGCGCTGGATACGCCTGCGGCGCTGACGGTCTTTGTCATATTCCGCATGGAGAACTCGATCCTCTCGCCCATGTATCGGATATAATCCTGGATCTTTGCGAAGCTGCCCGGCGCATCGTTCACGTCCAGGCGATCCATGCTTTCGGGTAAAACAGCCATAGCTTATACCTCGCTTCCCACGGAAAACTCCCGCATCATGGACAGGATCGCACACGGCCCCTTGCCCCGCAGTCGGATCTCGAACTTATCACAGCGATTAAGGGCGATCCGCAGCGATACGGTGTCATTCTCCCGGCCGACCACCTTTCCGCACTCTTTCCACAGCTTGCCGTCGCTCCGGGCTTCGGCGATCATGTAGCTGCTCTGCGGCAGCTCCAGTCGCAGCATCATGCGGGAATAGGTCTTGCGCCCCTGGATCGTTTCGTAGAACGGCGTAAACTGCGCCTCCCATTCCACGTTCGGGTCGTCCTCCGGGCTGTCAGCCAGCCACACGTCGCCCTTGTCGTCCAGGAAGTAAAGGCTTTTGCCGATCCGGGCGAAGTCCACGGCGCGGGTGCTATCCTCTCGCACCCAAATACCGGCTCTGGTTTCGTACACCATCATGTGCACGTTATTCCCCTCGGTGACGGAGAGGTAGTAGCTGTCGCCGTCGTTGCCTGCAACGGCGTCCGTGAAGTTGTGGTCGCCGAAATTCGCACTCATAAGGCTGGGGGTGCCGCCGGAGTAGGCGTACACGCCATGCAGGCCCATATAAAACAGAACTTCGTTGATAACCTGCATACTCTTGTGGCACCCGGCCTGCAGCCCCTCGATATCGTAGGTGTAGAGGCTGTATTCCGCCGGGTAGTTGCCCAGGATCTTGTGCAGTTTGGTTTCTTTCCAGAACAGCACAGAGGAGGACAGCTTGCAGCAGCCGGTGAAGTTGCCCTCGCTGCCGACCGCCAGCGCGTAGCTGTCGGTGGACAGTCCCTCGAACACGTTGAAGTTGGTAGGATCGCCCAGGGCAGAGGCATAAATGGTCTGCTTCTCGCTGCTCACGCCCCACAGCCGGTTCTGGCTCTCGCAGATAAAGTCCAGCGCCGGGATTGTGCGCTCCAGTTTGATCTCCGCGCCGCTCTCCGTAGCTTCAACAAAGCCGTTCTCCGTCACCGTCACGGTGGTAGCCGTGATCTCCTTGATAACGATATCCTTGTTGTTGGCCTCGTTCGCGGTGCAGCCGGTGATAGTAACGGCGTCGCCCGCCTTGAAATACTCCGTGAGATCTACCGCCTCTCCGTCCAGCTGCCATGCAATCGTCATGGTGTTGGTGGTGAATGTGGCTCCGGCCCCGGACAAGGAAGCGCCCAGCGGCTTTACCGTACTGGTATTCAGATCCAGGTACACCTGATCCGGCCAAATCACCAGGCGGGTGTTGACGACAGCAAACTGCTTCTCGCCCTCCGTCACCTGGCCCACAACAGCTCCATCATACAGCAGGTCGGTACCGCGCACCGCTACCAGCTTGTCCCAGGCAGTCAGGGCGGTTACGGAGGCGTAGGCCTCCTGCTTCGCCCTGGCTTTCCGGGTGGTGATGTAGGGGAAGCGCCGGGCGGACAGGTTCAAGCTATGCGCCAGATCGCCGTCCTGCAGTTGGTCGGAGTAGTTGATCCCGCGCATGGCGACGATTTCCTTGCGGTTTTTCTGCATGGCGTAAGAAATGCTCGGTAGTGTCAGCATTACATTACCCTCCAATCTCCCGCACTCTTTGGCCGGTGGCCCCGCCTCCACCAGGCGCGGGCGTCTTTCATTGCCCGGTTGTAGATATCCATGTCGTTGACGTACATGGTGCTCTCCTGGTTGTAGTAGTCGATCATGGCAACGAGATAGAATACGTACACGTCGTCGTGGGGCGCGGGCATAAGCAGCTCCACATCTTTGTTCGGCCACGTGTTCACAGGGGGCTTCACTCCCATAAACTCCGCGATCTCGCCGTCCAGGTTAAAGAGCCACGCAGCTTTCTGCTCGTCGCTCACGGTGTTCATGCGCAGCGCATCAGCTCGTTTGATCGCTTCCTTTACTCTCACTTGAATTCAGCTCCTCTCCCATGAGATTTCGGTACTGCCGTGCAGCCTCCTCCATCAGCCCGGAATGGGCCAGGGCGGCCTCCTCCGAAAGGGAGGAGACCAGGCCCCGGATAATGTCAGCTTGCAGCGTACAGACCTTGCAAAGGCCCTCTATGACCTGCAAATTATTCATCGGCGTATGCCTCTCCGGTGATCTGCTCGTATTCCTCTGCGGTGATGCCCGCGCCGGGCTTCTTGTCGTTCAGCTTCACCCAGCCCCGCAGGGTTGCCTTGGTGATATAGCCTTTGGCCCACTTCTCGGCCAGCATTTCATACTTCGCACTCATTTTTCGCTCCTCCTTATTCGATGCCGATCATGGCGACGGAAAGTTCCAGATCGCTGATCGCCTGCATGATGGTCTGGGTGGCCGGGGAACACATGGCGGCGTACTCCTCCTGGGTGTACTCCCGCTGCTCGTAAACCCACTCCGTGATCTCTACAGGCTCGCCGCCCATGTCCATAGTGCGCCTTTCCTGGCGAATGTTCTTGCGCTCGTAGACGGTGGTAGCGCTGCTGGTGGTGTCGATGGCCGCAGGCTGCTCCGTGCGGCTATCGTAAACAGTTCTGAAATCAGTCATTTACTCTCGCTCCTTTTCTTTGCAAGCCGCGATAGGCGGCGTTTGCAGTAGTGAATGGATACCTTTGGTTTGATCCAGCGCAGATAGTATTTGTAGGCGTTGGCGTGCTGGAAAGCGCCCATGCGGCTTACCATAGAGGCACAGTCGTGCCGGGTGTACCGCCGTCGTTGGTGGATATGGTTTGCCTTTGCGCGAATTCGTTTCAGAATGGCCTTGCGAATGGTAACGCGGTCGCTGTGTATCACAAATCCCAGGGCGTTCACCGCTCTGCCGGCAAGTTTCCCATTTCGGCGGTTACGGCCCTCAAATCGGTATAATTGCCAGTCACCTTTAAGCTGCAGCCCCAGCCGGTCAGCAAGATACGCCGACACGCTGCGCACCATTCTGTGCAGCTCTTTCTTGTTTTTGTGGAAAATAAACAGGTTGTCCATGTACCGCAGGTAGTGATCCGGCTTCAGCTCCTGCACAACAAAGTTGTCGAACTCCTCCATAAAGAGGTTTGCCAGCCACGGAGAAGTGTAGAAGCCCTTGGGAAGTCCCGGCGCGGCAACGTCGATCACCTTGAACAGCTCCTCCAGGTACTGCCGGTCGCGTATGCGTCGCCGCAGCTTCTTTTTCAGCCGCTCGGTGTCGATGCTGTCGTAGAAGTGGTGTATATCTCCCTCGAACACGTAAAACCGCCTGCCGCCGTAGCTGTCCCGCCAGCGCTTCATGGTCTTTGCGGCATAATGCGTACCGCGCCCCGGCAGGGAGCCGCAGGCGTAACGGTAAAGTCTGCCCTGCACGATGGGCCGCAGCTGCCGCATTAGCATGTGGTGGACGATCTGTTCATCATCGAAGCGGGGCTTCTGGATCTGCCGCTCCTTTTTGTGCGCGCCCTCGCGCAGCAGGTGGGTTTCGTGCCGGGGAGGCGTCCACTTGCCGCCAACGACCTTTTCCCGGATTTCTTCTGCCTTTTCCGTCTTGCGGGCCAGTATCCTGGCAACGATAGGCCTGTCCTTTTTGTATTTCGATGCCTCCACGATAGAGGCCTCGATCTCCTCGCGCTCTGTCATTCGCGCAAACAGCCCGTTATAGCTTTTCATACAGAGGTTTTCCTTTCTTATCCCCTTCACGACGGTGGGTGCCTTCGCACTTACTGGCCGTGCCTCTTGGCAGGTTAATTTTCAGACTGTGCTGCGGAAATATGCTCACATTGTTGGGATAGCGACTATCCCGTAGTG